ATACAGAGGGGGGGACAATTTTGCGAGACCCCTCCCCCCATCATCCAAGTCTCTCCTAACTTGGATGCAACACGCCTAACTAGGTGAAGAAACTTTTCTATAGATGCCTAGAACATTCTCTTTAACAATCTCATCGATTGCTTGCTCAATCGCCAAACTTTGGTCTGTCTCTGACAGTTCATCAGAAGACTTGACTACACGAGCGAGGAAGGCTGTTGTTCTGTAACCAGAGGCTTCATCAAACGCATACCAATCGTCAAACGAATCGAAAGGATTGAAAGGATTGTCAACTGTAGTAAGCATGTGCTCAACCATAAGTCACCTCACTCTGCGCGCTTCAGTGTAGACACAGAAACACCCAATGCGTCAGCTACTTCTGCTTGAGTATAGCCTGCGTTGAACATGGCGGTAGCTCTTGTAATCTTAGCTGGTGTCATAAGATTAGCCACTCTTGGTGTAGCCATCTGTTTGACAACATCAAGATCTGCATTAGCCAAGATCTGATCCAGTTTGCTACTACTCACTGCACCTGCTTGAATGGCTGCCCATTCGTCTTCTGTTATCTTTATTCGGTTCTTCTTAGCTCCAGTACGAGTTCGTGCTTCCTCTAGAGCTTGTCCTTTTAGACGCTTGATCTCGGATCCAGTAAGATCTGGATTAGAAGCCCTCTTATGGGCTACTACTGCGTTAGCCAGGATCTGGGCTTGTCTTTCAAGGGGGGCGTTCTTCAATGCGATGTTCAACTTCGACGTTAGAGTGCCCACTTGTACAGCATAGGCGGTTCTTGCAGAGGGAGAATAGGGGGTACTCTGTATTCTAACACTGGCACGTCTTGCTTGATCAGCCAATGCTTTCAAACGATTCGAATGATCAGCGTAGTATCGTTCAATAGTAGTACCAGACGAAAGCTCGTGCGCATTGCGTGTTGCAGCAAGCTTTTCAAGAGTTAGTTCTTTTGGTACAACAACACCCTTTTTATTTGTATACGTAGCGCCTGTGTTTTCGTATACACGGCGACCTGTTTCCCTATCGATAGGGCCGCCTTTTGCTGCACTTCTTGGCTTTCTTTCCGGAACTCTAATATCAGAACCAGCTCTTGATATGAGTGTTGCTGCGCCAGCTCTTGGTCCACCCTGATATTTAGTTTTGAGTTGCTTTATTCCATTGTCGATAGCTGATTGACGATAATTCAAATTGTGTTTCTCAGCATCGATGACTACCATTGAATGCCGAACTGCTCGAGCAAGCTCGGATGTTGTTGCTCCTTGGATAGTCATGTCTGTGATAAGATTTGAAACTACGCCCATCTCGACTTGCTTCGATCTTGGCGACATTCTCGGCATACCTGGATACGCTGGATAAGAACGTTGTGGATCGAAATCTTTGAGACTTGTCAAAGCTGGAGCGGTCTTTACTTTTCCTTGGTTGTTTGGTATTACAAGAACAGTATCGCCATCGAAGTCTGCTCCAGACAAACGTTCAGCAACTTTACTGTTTATACCTACAGCATCTCTCGCGTTTCCTAGAAGTTTCTTCGACTCTGGATGACGATTGTTAACTGTAAGTTCTGGAATTTCAAAGATTCCGCCATGAGGATAACGAACTAGAACAACGCGTTCGCCATTACGATAGTTTGGCGCGTAGATCTCTTTCTCACTGAGCGAATGAACCGGCAAGATTACATGCGACCCTTGACGCGGCAATGCAGCAGCCTTCAGATGAACAGCGGCAGAGTCTGTAGTATCTGCGTATGCGCTGAGAAGCTTTCGCCTAACTGAAGGATTCGTAAGTTTCAATATCGATTCCAACTCATCTCGCCTACGCTCATAGGTTAGATCAAGTTGAGATTTTGCCAAACCGGGTCCTTGCTTCGACAACATCTGAGAGGAAAGACTTTTGGACCACTGCTCCCAACTACCCTCTTCGTTAACGATGTTCATCTTACCATGTTGTCTACTTATTACTGCTCCAAACGGATTGTCTGGATCATCTTTAAGTTTCTTCATGGCATCTAGCTTGTTTCCGGTGTCAGACTTATTTGTATTGAACAAAAGATCTACACCATCCGGAAGATCGCTTTTGTACATAGCCATACCCTTAAGGTAGTGCGTACCGTCAACTGCGATACGAACCTGGGCATAACGCGATCCGCCAAGTGAAATATCTTTAACTCCAGGCCGAACATAAATAACACCGTCAGCTTTAGAACCACCGTGCTCTGCGTACCGAACGCCAACGCGTTTTGAACTAATCGACTCTGGAGAATGAAGACCTAGATAGGAACGTCCACCATCAATTGAATGATCCGATATCTGTTTAATCTTATCGCGATTACGAAATACTTCTCCGTAAGGAGTATCTGGCTTAGCCAGAACCTTGATCGTCGTGAAGTTTCCAGTTCCAAGTTGTTCTACTTTGACATAGTGCAGTGTATAACCTTTTTCGCGAAGCATAGCAACCGCTGTAGATAGCTTGCTAGAACTAACGCCAATGTGGTGCTCAACACCAGTACCTACGTCAACATAACTCTTCTTTTCAACCTGTGCTCTGATCATGTTAGCCGTCGTCTCAAGAACGTCAGCACGATCTTTCTGTCCAGGAGAAAGAAGAGCTCTTACCGATGACTCTGGAATACCAACACGTTCTCCAACGGCTACATTTGAATAGCCTTTGTCTTTGAGACGCTGAACCATAGCAATACGAGCCTGCTTATCAGCGCTTCTCGCAATGGAACGTGCTGCTCGAAGTTCTGTTGTAGTAATTCCAAAACCTTTGGCAATGTCGGTTTCAGAAAGTCCTTGACTTCGAAGATCATCCACGGTTGCGAGAAAGGTTGTATTTCGTTGATCTTGTGTTTCTCCGGAACCCCAGGGATATCTACCAGAACGACGTAGAATTCCATAGTGAGCCAAATATTCTTCTTCATCGATAATCACGTAGCCGCCTCCTCCCTGAATTGATTCAACAAGTGATCAAACGTTGTAATCCGATCGATCACGTGGAATATCGTATCCGCATCCGGACGAAATACTCTTACGATGTCGTTCTGGTAGATACGAAGTTCGATTTCGATATCGAGAGGACGGAAACGATACTCGAGACAGAACAGCGCGGCATAAATTTCGAGCTGATGAACCGAAGCTTCATTAACTCCAGTTTTAAGATCGTGAATTCGAAGAAAATTGTTTCGAAAAGAAAACGCGTCTGCAGTACCAAAACAGTTATCTGAATAATACAACATTTGTTCTGGGATCATACGAAAACCAATAGCATCGTTTACGTAAGCATTTATCGTAGCGGTAGTATCTGGAAGACGAACGCCAAGACGAATCGCTTCGTGCGCAAACGCGTGAAGTTCTGTTCCACGTACTGCTGCTTGATTGGCGAAGAAAACCCGCGAAAGCTTATCTTCGTCATAGCCAAGCCAATGATAACTACTGGCGCTTAGGAATGCGTGTTTTCCTACGAGATTTGAATGCTTGTTCAAGTTCACGAAAAACGTCCTCTTCATTCTCAGGACAGATGAACGCAGCATACGACATGTCGTTCAGCATAGATACATAATATTCCTGATTTGGTTGAACAGGAGCATCAATGCTTACTTTGACTTCAAGCAATGCCCACCGACTCATATAGAGGATAGTAAGGTCTGGAATTCCTTGTACATAAGTCGGGTCATTTTTTAAAATCACGCATCCAGTAAAACGTTTTCTAAGTTCTAGGATGACGTGGCGTTGATAACGACCCTCAGCCATTGGAATCCAATCGAAAACTAGCTAATCAAAAATGCTTGTTTCCACTCCTTCTACTATACCCTGCGTTTTTCTCGCTTATTGATAGATAGTTTTCGAGAAACGATATCGCTGTTCTGTTGGAAACACGCGTGTCCTGTTATGACATGACACAAATATGGCTGAGTATATTAAACCGAAGCGCGTTACTGGAGCTACGACATTCGAAAACCATTCGCCAGTATCAACTATCTCTAGAGGGGTTCTGTCAGTGTAGAATCTTGGAAGACGAAACTGACGGTTAAACATAACAGCAAAAGGCCTAGGCCGCCATAGTATATTTTCAACAACATTGTTAGTACGATTTCCGTCAAGATTGATCGGTGTATCAAATCGATCATCAGGCCTAGGAATAAAAGTCTCTGCGACAAGGAGAGCTATCGATTTAGTTGTATGGCGTCCATCCGAGTCTATCAAACCGACAACACCAACGCCAGTGTTGTTAATTAATGGACGCACCAAAGTTTCTCGTTTTTGGTTTATCACCCGACCACGATCACTAATCGCATACGTTGGAAACCGAATGAGCTTAGCCCAACGCTCTTCTTCCATATCGAGCTAGTCCTTTCTCGTGGGAGGGGCAACATGTCAAATGTCAAAAATTTTTGTAAAAAGTTTTTTATATCTTCATACTTGATAGATAGTTACTATCTATCAACTCTTCTATTCTGAGAAAGTTTTAGGTTAAGATTTGACATTTTTGACATCGGATATGTCCGTATCATCCTAAGGAATCCTTTATGAAGCTCCTCTCATTGAAGTTTTTCTTGTGGGCGAGGGCTTTCGCTACACTCGAGTCCATGTAATTCTTGCTTATTAATAGATAGTAATGCAAATCTCGGAACGGTGTGTTGAGCCGATCGATGCGTCCTTTTGCTTGTTCGAATTGCTTGTACGAGTACGTTAGAGAGTAGAAAACCATCGCGTCAGTGTCCGTACAATTCCATCCTTCAGATCCGGCAGTGTACTGAACCAGATATATCCATCGGTCAGTATCAGGAATCGGATCGTGTTTGTGTCCGTTCCACTCCGCTATATGGGTCGTGTTCAACTGTAAGTTTGAATCGTTCTCTACTGATACGTTCTTCAAACTTGTATGAGGCTTGCTCTCTAGCCTTGACGAATTGGACCATCCAAGCAAAGAAGTCTGGAGTCCATTCGTTATCTGGTCTTGGCACGTCGAAGTCCATCTATACTCCTTCAGAGTTCTCAGAATTTCCAGCTCGTAGTCGAAGTTGTAGAAGACGATTAGCTTTGCATGGATTGCAGCCAATTCTCGAATTTTCTCCAAGCGGGATGGATGAGTAGAAACAACCTTCCTCACTACAGAAAACAACTCCGAGACCTGGAGCAGTGGTCTGTTCTCGTAGACATGCCATCGTTTCTTTACCGCCATTTCGAATAGAGCTACGTCATAAGATACATCAACAATGTGAGTGTGTCTAACAGTAGAACGTTGATATGGCATATGCACTAGAAGTTCGTTTCGATGTTTAACTAAAGTTCCTACATCGACGTAACGATCAACTTTTGGAAACTTAGTGTACGGAGCGTATATTACATGCTGTCGTTTGAACGCAGTTCTATTAGGGTAGAATCCGTTGGCGACGAATACGGGGATATAGTCAAGCCACGTGTCTCCGGGCGTAGCGCTAAGAAGTATCCAATCGTTTCGTCGAGACAGACTGATAAATGCTTTGGTCCACGTTCCGGATCCAACAAGACGTTGCTCATCAAAAATAAAGAAACAGCCGTCAATCTTGTCATACCGTCCAATGTTATTCCACGAGTCAATATGCAGAACTCCGGCGATAGTTGAGTCCATAGTCTGACCAACTCCGAATCTGGAAAACTCTTTTTGCCAGTCCAGAGTATCACGTTTCTTTGCTGTTGTGATAACATATACGTCCTTAGGCGCTTCATTCTTCATGTAGTAAGCAACAGCGGTGCGAGACTTTCCAGTGCCAACGCCACCACAAAGAATACGGCCGCTTCTAAGCTTCTCTACGGCTTCTAACTGATGGGGATATAGGTCACCCTCCATTATGCTTCTCAAGGCGCTGTATCCCTCTCTCAAGGCGCTATACGACCGCTAATATGCCCAAAAACTAAAACCCGGCTTAGCGGGTCTAAGAGCCTAAGCCCCTAGAC